CTGCATCAGCAACATCAGCATCTAATTCAGCAACAGCTTCACAAGCAAACTCAATCGTGTTCGCAATCGCTCTGGGGTGATCTATGGCAAAATTTGTAACTAGAAAATCAGCATTATCAGAAACATCAATTGGGAATCATGGAACATCTTCTCAAATTGGTACAGATCTTAGTGCAGTAACAACCGACAAAGGCCACGTTGTTATTGGATTAAATGTAGCAAATGTGCATACGGCTACAGTAACAGTCGATATTGCAATGGTTGATTCAAGTAATAACAAAATTCATATCTGTAAAAGCACTTCAATTCCAGTAGGAGGCAACCTGGATCTTGTTGATGGAAAAATTGTTATTACAGATACATCAGAAATACATGGTGCTTGTTCTGTATCGAACAAAGCAGAAGTCATAGTTTCAGTATTGGAGAACGCATGAAAAGACAAGGAACTGGTTCAATTGCTCAAGGTGATTTTACTACAGTTAATCATGATGATTCTGGTGTTACAGGCCATGTGTCGTCAACTGTATCAGGATTGTTAAGAAACCCTGCAACAATTAACTCTGCTGTAACTATAAGTGCAGATGAAAATGCGGTAATGGCTGGGCCAGTGCAAATTTCTAGTACTGGAACTCTTACTGTAAATGGGACTCTGGTGATCGTATGACAAGAATTGTAGTACCCGATAACGGAACAATAGGATCTGCATCTGATACTGATGCTATAACAATTAGTTCTTCTGGTGCAGTAACACTAAGTTCTGATTTCGTTCCTGCAACTCCGTTAAGTCATAGAAATGTGGTCATTAATGGAGCAATGCAAATTTGGCAACGTGGAACAGCAGAAGTGACCATTAGTAATGGCTCAAATGAAGGTTATACGACAGCAGATAGATTTAAAATGGATTTTGGTAGTTCTTGTGCTGGTGCAGTTAAATGGTCAAGAGCAACTGAAGTTCCAGATTTGTCTGGTGGTGATATGTTTGTTTATTCACTAAAAGTTCAAACATCTACAGCAAATAGTAGTCCTACGACTAATAAGCTTGCCACTATCGACTACAGAGTTGAAGCCCACGATATGCAAAGGTTTGGTTGGGGTAAAACAAACAAGAAAAATGCAGTATTAAGTTTTTATCTTAAAACTAATAAAACTGGAGTTTACTCTTGGTATTTTCAACACCCTGGAACTGGTACTGCAAGACATAGAACGATTTCTTTTACTGTTTCAGACACAAATTGGAACCGATATTCAATACCAGTATCTGCTGACACAGTTGCAATACCAGATGCAAATACTGAAGGCTTACAGATAAGGTTAAATTTAATTAATACTCCAGATAATGATTATACAAGTGGCACAGACTCAGGTTGGGGGACTACAGTTTATGTTAATGATGACGATCAAGTAAACTTTTTAGATAGTACTTCTAATATTCTTTATTTTACTGGAGTGCAGTTTGAAATCGGCAATTTAGCAACTCCTTTTGAGCATAGGAATTTCCCAGATGAGTTACGAAGGTGTCAAAGGTACTACGAAAGAACTTATCCCTATGGTACTGCTACTGGTTCAGGTAGTAGCTCAAGTGCGTCTTACGCAGGGTCTTTATTTGCTGGTTTAAACGGCACGGGAGGACAAACTACTGGTTGGATACACGCACAATTTAGAGATCAAGTTGAAAAAAGAGCTTCACCAACTACAACAATGTATGACACTGCTGGGAATGTAGGTAAATTATCACTTACTGTTCCTGGCACTTCAACAACACACGACAAAACTGCTGGAACAGGGGATGCTTCAACTAATTCCATTAATATTTTTCGTGCTAGTGGCACATCTGATTCAGCATCTTCTTTTTATTGTCATCTATTACGAGATGCGGAGCTATGATTATTACTGAAGCTAAATACTATGACATTTTAAAAAATGGAAATAAGTTAATTTCTTGTAAAATTAATGATGTTCCAGTTTTTGTCCCACTAGACCCAGCAAATACACACTACGCAGAAATCATGCGACAAGTCGAAGCAGGGGAATTAACAATACAAGAAGCAGAATAAGGCATCATGAGTTCTGAAATAAAAGTAACCAACATCAAGCACTCTAGTTCTGGCAGTAATAATCTGGTTCTGGCAAGTGATGGGAATGTATCGATTACAAATACATTAAGTGCAGGGACTTTAGGTGGGAGTGTAACCTTCCCAAATGAAATATCAAAAAAAACTATTATTAAATATGCGTTTTCAACTAATGATTCTTATGCACTTGATGGGACCACTGAAAGAATAGCAACTAGAATTAATGGTGATGATGCAAATGTGCAAAGTGTATCAGTTGAAGCAGGATATACCTACTTTTATAGGTTTGATTGTACAATTCAATTTAAGCTCGAAGCCAGCACTCATGACGCTAGATACGGTTATATCAAGATATATGAAGATAGCACACAAAGATCACAAGGAGGAACGTCTTTTGGTACAGAATTAGGCAGAGTAATAGCAGGTAGGCAGTTAATTGCAGATAGTACAGGTACTGGTGCTAACTTTGACGTATTAAATGTAGTTGGTGCAGTATATCATTCATCATCTGCCACAAAATACGTTTATTTAACAATAGATAATCATACAAATAACGAGAGAGCAATTCTTTATCAAGCTAGTCAAACGCCTATGTACCTGACTATTGAAAAAGTTTACGGCAATGTATTAACAACAAAGACATCATGATCAAATATTTTGATGCAGTTTCGGCATTAGTTGGTGGAAATATTAGTGGTTGTGAAGACGGACCAATTTCTGAAATTAATTTTCATGACGGAGAAACACCTCCAACTGAAAAAGAAATTCAGGCAAAGCTTACTGAACTTAAAAACGCAGAACCAATGCGGTTATTACGGCAACAAAGAAACTGGAAACTGTCAGAAACGGATTGGTGGTGTGCATCAGATCAAACACCTACAAAAGCACAACTTGATTACAGAAAAAGTTTAAGAGATTTACCTTCTACTGCATCACCAAGTTTAGATGAAAAAGGAAATTTAAAAGGGGTTGAATGGCCCACTAAACCAGAATAATAATCATGCCTAGCGATTTACAAGTATCGAATTTAAAAGCATTAGACGGAACGGCAGGGATAAGCATTGCTGATTCTACTGGTAATGTATCCTTAAGTGGATCTTTAAGTGCAACTTCATCAATAATAAGACCTGCCTTTTTAGTTCAAGCACAGACCATGCTTAATTTATCGAACGACACTACCACAGATGTTCAATTTGTTACTGTTATTAAAAATGAGGGTGGTGGAACTTATAACACTGGAACATACACATACACTGCACCAGTATCTGGTCTTTATTATATTTCTACTGCCCTTACTTACAGCGGATTCCCTAATAATGTTACAGATTTTAGAGTTCAAATTGTTACTAGCAATAGATCGTATGAACAGCGTTACGCAAAATATATAAATGCAGAACATTCTTCAAATTATACAGTTACCTTTAGAAATTCTACTTTGGCTGATATGGAATCTGGAGATACCGTTAAAATACAAGTTTATCAACAAGCAGGATCTTCTCAAGGAGATTTAAATGATACTAACTCATATTTTTCAGGGTTTCTGGTTTGTAATTATTAATATGCAATGAGTGGACACCATCCTCCTGCACCACAAAGCATTATGGAAGTAGAATCAGTTTTAATGCTTGTAGAACGAATCGGACTTCCTGCGGTGATTATCGGGATTATGTGTTGGTATATTTTTAAGACCCAACAAAGTCACAAAGAAGAAATAATCAGATGGGAAGAAAAAGACACTAGAGGTGACGAGAGATTAATCGATGTAATAAAGGAGCAAAACAAACAGAACAGTATAACATCGGATGCAGTCAATGGATTGAGCGTAGCATTCAAGGATGTAGCTAAAACGAACGAACGTCTTTCCATGGAAATCAAAGGAATGGCTGAAGCTCTTATTGCAAATAAACGATAATGGAACTAATTATTGTCGGAATAATAACATTAATCTGGGCATATATCGTAATTGACTAATGGCTAAAGAAACAACTGTAACAACAGTTACTAAACCTGATCCACCTAAACCTGTCAAACCTACAATGACAGTAAATGAAAGGATTCAGGTTAGTAGGTTTATAGCAAGGTTTGCCATTGCCATATCAGCATTAGGCATATTTGCTTACGTAGTCCATATAATGTTAGGAGCATCTGCTGAACTACCTTCATCTAGTAAAGATTTACTTAATATTCTTATCGGTGCATTTATACCGATTATTGCAGGGATAGCTAAGTTTTATTTTGAAAGTGGTGGTGACTTAGCACAAGAACCTGAAAAACACGAAATCCCACCACATAGCGACGATGATGACAAAACTACTTGATTGGCTTTATGAATTTTTTAAACCTCAAATTTCTGAAAGGAAAGATATGCTCAACCTTGTCTTGCCATTCGTGGCTAACATGCTTAAAGACATTGTAGCTGACAAAGCTCAATCTTTAGCAGTAGAACATCTAGAACCACATCTTGAAAAACTTCCTAAAGAAGTACGAGAAGCACTTGATGGTGCTGTCGATGGTGACAATTCTCATGGTCACAAATCCGTCATGGATCTTATCAAGGGATGATTGGTTAGCAATGAGAATAAGCCAGAATTTCAGCTTACAAGAACTGGTTTATTCTCCTACCGCTTTACACGCAGGAATAGACCAAGAAGAACATTTAGACACGAATGCAGTAGCACGTATTACGGCACTTGTATTAGCCATACTACAACCTGTTCGTGACAAGTTTGGACCTACAAAGGTGAATAGCTGTTTCCGTTCAAAACCTTTGAATGATCTTGTCAATGGGTCCAGCAATTCAGCCCATTGTTGTCAAGGGACCAAAAGTGCGGCCGATATAGAGATTTTAAGTGAAGAGATTTCTAATCTAGAACTAGCCGAATGGATTAGAGATAACCTAGACTTTGACCAGCTTATACTTGAAAACTATGCGCCTGATAGAGTTTCAAAGATTACTGGTAAGCCTGAAGGACCAAATAGTGGTTGGGTTCATGTGTCTTATTCATCCGTTGGAGACAATCGTAAAGAGGTTTTACGGATGGTTAAAAAGAACGGAAAAGCCAAATACTTCAGAGGACTTACAGAGTAATTGGCCTACTTTGAGGTACGACGATCCCAATCATAAAATTTAACAAATCGGTTTCCTCGTATTTTGGGTTTTAATCGATAGTATTTTCTCTTCTTTTTTGCTTCGTATTGACGAATTGCAATAAGAGTTTTTTTTGTGATCCCAAGATAAGAAGCTTCTTCATCTAGATCATCAATTTCAGACCAACATTTAGAACATAATTTTTTATCCATAGAAACTTACCAGACCGCAACTTTCCTTAACACATCCTGATTTGCCTCGTCCCACCAGAACTTAACCTAGTTGTATCAACCAGCACTCCGTAACTCACCATATTCTACTCACCGCACCTAGCCTGCACTCCATACCTCAACATGTATTATCTGCCAGACCTAGCCTGCCCTATTGAAACGTAACTTGCCTATCCTCGACACAGCATAAGCATTCCGTACCTGCAAAAGCTCACCTTAACTCAACTCGTTATCCTCAACATACAACAATTCACCTTGGCATACCTGCCGAATCATAGCCCAACTCGACCCAACTCAAATCGCCATACGACAACCGACAATACCTTGCCTGCCCCATCACAACTTACCTCTCCTCAATATCCGCAAAATAATCCACCTTGCCTGCCCAAACTCAACTCATTATCCGCAACATGCCCACCTTACCTGCCAAAACATATCATATTTCATCCAACCTTTCTCGCCTCACCTGCCGTAACAGAACTCATCTCAACAAATAATCCACTCCTTGCCTGCCTGACCGCAAAAAATCTCAACTCATCAAGACTCATCTCAACCCAATTCGCCTAGCCTGCCATAACTGAACTGACCACTACAAATAGCACCTAACCTCGACCCACCTGCCTTAACTCGACTGAACATACCGCAATGAAATGCATCATACCTGAATCTATCGCAACATGACTCGACTCAACACACCTGCCGAAACTCAACTGAATTGACCTGACCTGACCTAGACGTAGCCCATCCGACCCCATAATGCCACACCTGCCTCAACTCAACATACAACACCTTTCCATAGCACAATAAAACCCAGCAAGCCTTAGACGTTCATGTGATCTAAAGTGGTGTCAATACCAGCAATAACATTATTAGTAATCTCGATACGACTACCATTAGTTTCTACGTTTTTAAGGGATCTAATACGCTTTTGACAAGCTTGTAATCTAGCTTTTTCTTCTGACATAACATTCTGCCAAATGTCAGGAGTATCTACAGCAAGATCAGTACGTTCATAATACCTACGATCACCTACAGTAACGTGTACAAATACAGGTTCGTCTGTAACTTCACCTTCTGAAACAACACGAAGATGTCTGATGATTCTACGTGCAGTATCTAATCTATATAGAGTGGCTGCTTTTTCATCATCCCATTGGAAGTCATTATGGATAACAGAATCTTTGTGTCGTGCTTCCTTTAATACTAACTCTGGCGTTACTTCTCCAAATCTATCACGAATGGTTTCTAGTAATTGACCAGTAACATTTGGATCAGACTTAAATCTGACACCTTCTTTCCAAGCATATTCCATATTAAAAAGGCAAGAAATGGGGCCAAAGTTTGCCTTTTAGCCCCAGATTATTATTAAGCGACCTTCTTTAATGCAGTCGCAGGATCAATAAGAGTATATGTACCAAACGTGCCACCACGTTCCATACGCCATTCGCCAACACCACATGAAAACCCAGCAAGTTCAAATAGATTCAACAACTGTTCAGAGGAAATCTGATCCATGTTATATCTTACGTTGAGCGTTACACGCCATTCATTGAACTGACCACGGAATCTAATGTCCGTTGTTTGCTGAATTTTAACCATGTCCTCACGAATTACAGGAGGTGGTCCATAAATACGGACAAGATCACCATCATCTGGAATGACATAAAACCATGCTTTGGCATCAGTCATTGTCATGCCTTCGACCTGCTTTGCCGCTCTAACGGCAGAGGATTTAAAACCAACAGCAGGAAAGCCGTATGGACCATTAGGATGTTTGCCATCTGAACAAAGATATAATGAATCAAAAAAATCTTGTTCAGGATTTTTCGGTTCACGGCCTTTTGTAGCTTTCTTCATCTGCTTATCAAGCATCTGTTTCTTGGCTTTTTCAGACCATTTGTGCTGTATCATGGGTTGTGTACCAAAGACATCGAATGATACAGTTTCGATATTTGGTTTATTTATAACAATAGGGGGATTCGCCATAGTTGTCCTTTCAGGATTATAGCGTTGATTGATACAGGGGCATTTCTGCCCCCAGGAAAACTAGAGTTCAAACGGCATAGTATCGTCTTTAATATCCTCAGTCTTTTGTGACGAGTTGTCCTTATCTGCCCTCTTGTTTGGCATAAGTTCAACATCATTCACAATAAACTCTGTGGATTTGCGTGGATTGCCTTCTTTGTCAGTCCACTTACGATTTCTAGGGTAAGCTCTAGTTATATGAAGAAGGTTGCCCTTCTTTACGTGTTTGTGAACAATGTCAGCAAGTGACTTGTACGCAACAAAATCAAACCAATCTGGTTCTTCCTGCTTTGGATTAGATCGTATAGCCATTGACCAGTTAGCAAAACTATTGCCGTTGTTTGTTTGTCCGTACTCTATATCAGTACCAACATAACCCACTGCCACGTATATACTTGACATACTTTACCTTTACTTAAGATTAAAAATTACTAATTTCCCTTCTTCAGACCATCTTTTTGTTGCTGTGACATACCATACTGCTGAATCTTCTTTCAGTAGAATGTCTTGAACAGCTTTTATAAGATTATCTAAATCAGGCCTTTGTTTATGAGGCTTGAGTAAATGCTCTAACCTCTTCTTTTTGCTCCATGACTGTGGCATTGGCATCCAGAATTGGATTTCAAGCTTTGGTCCAAGCAAAAAGTTCTGCTTATCGGCGTTTTCTCTTAGCCGATCTGCGTATTCGTGATACCTCGTCACCACTGGTCTCTTTTTCCACCGATCTCGTTGAGTCATTCTCGGTTTGCCCAATGGTATGATCTGCGCTTCCATGTATGAACTGCTCATATTCTGCGTATTCTCTAGTATGTCCACCGACATCAGTAACTATTGTAAATCTTCGTATATGGTATATGTATCCTGTATCAACTTTTAGTCTTTGCACGTACATTCTTTGTGCTTCATCTGAATTTACTGGTTCCCATTTTGTATTGCTTTGTTCTATTACCATACAGTATCCTAATAAGTAATTCAAGAAGTGAAGTCTTAGCGACCTTTCGGCTATGAGCATAGATGAACTAACTATGGTCGTAAAAGCGATTAGCGTAAAACTTTTACAACGCCTTATCGGTTAGGCATCCTTTTATCTAAGGAGAGAGAGGCGACACCTTTGCACTAAGACTTCATGGACAGCTAATCAATTCCTTGGAGCATGAGATAGGACTCCTATCTAGGAAAATCAATAACTTTCCTTCTATTCTGTTCGTTATCAAATTCAAACCAATAACCTGTTTTCTGATCTGCCATTCTTTGATATATAGCTTCACTATATATATTATTGATTTCTTCTCTGGTCAAGTTGGTAGTGATGATTGTAGGTTTTCCGTTACCATGTCTTTCCGAAATAATGTACATCAACTGTTCTTGCTCAAACGCTGTAGCTGATTGTTTAGCATCTGTACCAAGCTCATCAATAAGCAAATAGTCACACTTAACAGCAGGGCGAAGAAACTGTTCCATGTCTTGGATTTTATCGTCTTGATAAGCTCCACCCCGCATTTTTACCAACCAATGATACCAACGCTTGATAACAATACTTTTGTTTTGGTCATAGCATTTACGCATTATAGCACATGCTAACGTAGTTTTACCTGTACCTGGAGGTCCAGACAATACCAATGATTTACTTTGTCTAATTTTAGTGTAAAGCCTTGAAGGATCTGCTTTCTGTTGTTCTAAAAATATATAATTACCAATAGAATCCAAGGTAATATCCTTGTGAGAAAAGAGTCCTGCTTCTTCAAGGTAGGTTCTATACTTATCAAGCTTTTCTTGTTCACTTTGCTCCAATTCAAAGAACCTGACATAGCTAAGTCCGTTTCTAGTAAATTCTTCAAAAGGGCGATCCGTAGTTTCTTCTTTTGTTCCTGCTTTCCAGCTATCAACTTTTCTTGGGCGTGGTGTTTTTTTAACTTTTTCAATTATCCTCCTTAATACGACCATTGGATCAGAGTCTTTGTTGTTCGTTCCTATCTTCGGCATGTTCTTTGTTTGATGTTCTGGTTATTTCTTTTAAGAACTGTGGTGTTCTACGTAACATTTCTTCATGGAACTCGTCAAACCTGTCTTGCAAAAACACGTTAGGTTTGCGTGACCACTCGTAATAATTACTGCCTTTGAATTTATTATTAACGTATTTAGCAGTAGCTACAATGTCTGCCATGCTATATCTATTCAAAAGCTTTGCCAGTTTGTATTGATTGCCTTTTGCGTATGGGCTTAGTTTCTTTTCCAATGCGTTAGCAATAACATCTAGCTTTTCTTTAAGACCATTAGAAGGGGATGTCATCTGACCTCGTAAATTTGCGCTTAATCATGTCTAATTTGAACCTAATTTCTTCAATCCAATAACGTATTGGGTGTTTTTCCTTGTATTGTTCTCTAAAGAAATCGTCAACTGCATCCCATTCTTCTTCTGATACATATTCTTTCATAATAATTCCTCCAAGCATGACATTTCGCATTCTTCACAATAAAAATTAGGATCATAAGATTCTTTTTCTGTGATTTCTCTACCGCATGATGGACATTCGTAATCGTAAATCATATTTTCCATTCTTCTAAAATGTTTTGTATTTCTTCTTCGGACAAAGGTTTTTCATCGTTATCAAGTGTAGGATTTGCACCAAGTTCTGATTTTTCAATAGAACCACCTTTAGCTAAAAAACTTTCTACAGCTTTGTCTATTTCATCATGTGATGGTTTAAATCCTACGTCTTTGCCTTTATACCTGTTGAACTCAATACTGTGATATGTAAGAGGACGTTGCCTGTATTTTAAGTTGTCACGACCCATAATCTCCTTCCTGTACGTAATGATATATTTCATCAAGTGCATTAACTAACGACTTAGAGTTAACGTAATCAGCTTTTTCAAGAAAGTTTGAGACTTTTTCTATTGCTTCTAAAATTTCTTTCCGCTGAACTAACTCTTTATCGTCTGGATGCTGTGAAGGTACTACTTCAAATGGGTCGTAACTACTCATAACATGCCTTTGTTCCTTTTGTGATAAGCCTTAATCTCATCTTTGTACTCAATAAGGAGATCCTGATAATCTTCTTTGAGTTGCATCATAGCTGATGAGATTTTAGGCCAGTTTTTAACAAAATCTGACCAATCAAGTCTGTATTCATACATATCTCCAAGTATGGCTTGAACAGTTTCATTGTTAGCCATGCCGTTATGAAGACTTACAGGGATTGGTAATACTTCTTTGTTGATTTCATCTCCAAATGAATCTTCATCTATTTGTTTTTGCCATTCTTTGGCCTGTTGTGAAGGACTAGCATTGGCAACAGCTTCAGAATTAATGGTGTTCGTGTCCTGTTCCTCGTCCACTATGATTTTTGGACTTTTTTTTTCTTCGGTTTGAACACCATCGTACTGTTGAAAGTTGGCATTCAAATCCTCAAGATCCTGTGTAAACAAGTCAGATGAACAAGTTGCAGTCAAGATGCCATCTGCCATTGCACGTTTCTTAGCCATCTTTTTGACTGTATTGTAATAGTCAGCAGGATTGTCATGTTCCACACGTTCAGCAATAAGCCACTTACCTTTGACTTTTTTGGGACTGTATTGTGGACCACCAAGTAGTGCTTTGTCACGTTCATTCCAATATTCACTTGGAACTGTGCGATCCGTAAGCTGACTACGATACTTGTATTTGGATTCTAGTGTTGAACAAGTGCCAAGACCTGTAGCTACTTTGATTCCATCTTTATTCAGGATATGCATACAGATTTCGTAGGTTTTATGGCCTTTGTCGTCTGTATCAACAGTAACATCAGTTGCTTCACAAATGGTACTCATGTTAAAGACCATACGTAGCATTTCTGCACCTGATTTAAGCAACGTAGGCTTGTCACCAGTACCAGGAATCTTGCCGTAATGAACGTCTTCCTGCATCTGTGATTTCAACACATCTTGAACAGTAGCTTTCATGCTTATTACATCAGCAATTTGTCCTGCATGTTGTTGTACCGCAACACTTACTTGTTTTGTCATAATTCAAATTCTGGTTCAGATTTTTGTTTGTTCACAAATCTACGAGATGGTTCACCTGTTTTGGAACATTCTTCATAAACCTGTGGATACAACTCTTTGACTAGCTTTGAGTCAAGAGTCACTTTGGGTTTAACATACCTATAGGTATACAAAACATTGCCATCTGCATCTGTAACTTCATCAGCTTCGCCTAATGCAAGCTTTGCCTGAAACTTCAAACGCTTGGCACGTGACATGATTAAGTCAGCCTGATTCTTAAGCTGTTCTGCTTGCTTCAACTTGTCCATGACATGTGGCATTGCAACAACAGTTTTGAGATTATCTTTATCGTATGCACGAATAAGATCCTCTTCACTTTCAGGTTCAGGTTGTACTTTTTCAAGCACGTTTTTACGCCAAAATTCTTCAGCTTTTGCCAAGAATTTATCAATGTCGTCTTGGACTTCTTCACGATGCAAAGTACGCCAAACGACTTCGCCATTGCATAACGAATAAATTCGCCATGATGGAGCGTTAGGAACTACTGCCAAAGCACATATACCTTGCCAGTAGAAATATCTAGGAACGTAATACTCTTCCCAAGCTTTGTAAGAAAAGCCTGATTGAAACTTAATTTCTGCTATTTCTAGCCCAATCCTGCCATCTAAATGACCATATATAAATGGCTGGTCATTAATAAGTAAGTCTTTGTTCCAGTATGTTTTGCCATCTTTTCTTATTTTATGGTCATCAAACTGGAAACCACGTTGTTGCATCAATTTTGGGATGTTGCGTAGAATAGTTTCTTCTAGTTCTGTACCCCAAAATGCTCTTTCTATAAAATCATCTGACTGTTGTACTTGATTAGTTTTTTCTTCCCACAATTGGAACTTGGTTTTATAACCTTCACCCATGAGAGAGGAAGCATCAGACGTACCAATACCTATTGATCTAGATTCAGTATCATGTGGTGCGAATGTTGTCATGGCATAGTTTTTCTTTTAGTTCGTGTTTGCGTTGCTTCAATAGGTCTATACATAGCCCTACGATTGCCGAGTTCTGGCGTTTACCTGCCAAAACTTGGGAAACATATGGCTGTGTCATTTTTAATTGGTCGCTAATTGTCTGCATACGCACACCAAAGAACTTGCATTCTTCACGTAGAGTTTTGAAATGACGTTCCATAAAAATCCTTTGAAGGGGTTGACAAATTACTAAGTAATGTTATAATACCTAGCAAGTAATGTCAACCACCCCAACGGAGTACTATATGTTAAAATGGTTTATCGGATGTTTTATTGACTTCTGGACCCTTATGCTCGGGCAATACCTCAACAACGTGATCTTCGGGTATTGAAGTACCGTGTAGAACCTTATTAGCCAACTTTTCCATCAAATTAGACTCTTTTAAAGCCTTGTAAATGATGCTTTGCTCCATAGAGTCAAGAATAACGAATTCCTGTCTCATGCAACCTCCATTTCTTCATCTGTTTGAGGCATTGGAGGTGCTTCGTAACCAGCTAATGTATCCATCATAGTTGTTAGTTTGATCCCTCTTGAAAAGAGTTGTTCTGGATTGCTGTACTTTTTGAATGCTTCTGTATATGCATTACTTAACGACCACACGTTACGTGCTGAGAACTCTTCGTATCGTGGCTGTCGCCATTCATCAAGTACCAGTTTGACTGAACTAGGCGATATAACACCTTGATACATGCTCCTGATAACAAAATCATGTATATAAGGTGAACTTTCGTAACTACGTTTAATGGCTTTAATAGCACCCTGATCATCTCTGATCGCTTTATTTTCGTAATCTTCATCAGGAAGTAAATACTTTTTATAAGCATCAATACGTTCTGTTTGTACTAAGTTTTGGTGCGTTATTGCATTAAGTGCTTTGGTTACTCTTGGCTTTAAATTGCCAACAATGTTCTTTGTGTGTTTCAAAGTAACTGAAACCTCACCAGTTGCCTGTGTGTTCTCACAAATAAACACGTTAAAACCACCTAAAAGCCTAAAACTAAAGCTCTTGTCATGACTGTTTCTGCCACCAATAATGGTTGACCAATCTCTTGCCAATGTGTCATTAGCAACTTCCATTAACCAGTAACAACGATTACCCTCATGAGATATACCAATTTGTGGCTCGCCTTTCATTTCAAAGTTCATAGAACCCATTTGGTCTATAACTTCACCTAGTGCTTCGTGATGAGGAATAGGAAAATGAGTAGACGTTGCTGGAGGTGTACTCATCTGTTGTAAGTCACTCATTGTGACTCTATCTTTACAAATCAATGTTGCCATTGTCATCCTTTAAAAATGATAATTGTTTAGGGTCTTTGCCCTGTTGTTTTTCCAATTCATATATAAATAAATCAACAATTTCTTTAAATAGTCTGTAAGTCCTTTCTACAGTATCTTTAACTGTATTAAATTCTATTTCACTAATTTCAATCCCATTAGTCCTGATCGCTTCTAGGACCTTTATTTCCTCTAACGATGTCATTCCTAATTTGAGATTGTATTCCATCCATTGAAGCTCGAATGTGATCATGTACGATATTCCATGCGTTTAGTACACTCGCCTCATAGCTTGCAGTTGCATCTTCTGCCTTGCAAGCAAGCGAGCAATAGTCTGGATTCATAGGTATAAAAGGAACTTCACCACATACTTTACATTTCATGATTGATGATACTCCTTTAAGGTTTTTAGCCTCTCTTTTATTTCTTCTAACATTGCTTCAATTTCATGCTTAATTTTATGACATTCTTCTTGGCAAACAGTTTGTGCGTGCCAATCAATGTTGTGATTAAACATTTCAATCAACGCCTCCTTTAAACCTACCAATTTCTCTATTTTGTTAAGTAAAGACTGCGTATAAGCTTCTGGGTCTAAACCAATAACATTCATTTCCTTAGCCATAAAAATCCTTACGGTCCTTGCTCGACCACCAAAAAAAATAAAAGAGTGCCAGGACTCGCCCAGCACTCTCTAGTGATCAAAGGTTAATCTTATGTTTTACCAAACCCTTATTACCCTTATAGGATCGATATATATTCAACGAAGGTACTGCCAAAGTCATATATACAGTAAGTAAAATGCCGAGGCCAAAACCGAGAAACGTGTCTTTAACAAAACTTGCCACGTTAATTAACCCACGTTCTGTTTCGTGTTTTACCTTCTGTACTGTCTCCTGCTCTGATATTTCCTGAACTGTCAGGCCAATCCCTGAGAGCATCTCGTTGACTTGATCTTTCATTACCGCCATCTTTTCCTTTCTGGTACGTTAAGTACGCTTGTGAAACTAAATATGTGATTAAACCGATACCAGCTACGATCTGGAAGAACCAACCAACAGCCAACCAGATCATTAGCCTTTTAGGGGTCCAGCCTTTTTCATCAAAGAACTGAACAACAAATTCGCATAGTTTTATCATTTCCTTTCAGATTAGAATTAACATTAAAACAAGGGATATAACCCCCTCAAGGAACGCAGGGGGGTTATTCCCATTCTCTTAGAACGGCATAGGCTGTACTTCGTAGCCAGTATTACGAACCAAACCACCTGGATACGAATCAAGGGGTTCACGCTGAAGCTGTTCTTCTTCTATGCGTTGTAATTCTCTGGATGTGTACTTCCTAAAGGCTGGCTTTACGTTGGTACTGTATATGTTTTCGTGCTGGTACGGACGATCAATGTCCTGTACGGCTATTTCGACACGTGCTTCACGCTGGAACATCTCTTCTTCGATGCAATATTGCTCATACTCGGTAAGAACCTCATGTACAGGCAAGCCATCTGCGATTGCATCCTGCACCTTCTGGAAGAGATCAACCTCACGACCATCAATCCAAGCATTCCATTCTTGTGTTGTGGTCAGTTGGTTTAGATTCTGCTCTGCAAATGACTCACTACGTTCCCAATAATCTAAATCGGTACGCAAATACTTTACTGGCATGGCTGAAGCACCATGCTCATTGAAAGTAATGTCGATTTCATCCCAATGACTTGTAAGGTCACCTGCATGAAAGTGATTGATAAGCCTGTACTTGTTCCAATCTGGCTTGATCATCTCGCCAGCAGTCTTGGGACTTTGGCTTGTATGCTCTGTATACCACTCATCAGGTTCACCAGTACGTGGCGCACGTTCTAGGTTGATACCTTTGCTTTTCATGCTGTTCATGCAGTTACGCCAAACAGTAGGTTTCATGTACATTTCCCACTTGTTGGTTTGTTTGTTTTTGCGCCATGCTTCGACAGCTTGTGGAGCGTTACCAAGGCTTGTAGGACTTTGTTCTGCCTTGGCATTTGCAATATCTAATAACCAATCACGATATTCAGTCATGATTGCATTACCTTCGTAATGTGTAAGGTATTGTATTACGTAATGAACATTAGCACCTGTAATACGCTTGAATAAATCAATGTCTACATAATGCTTAATGTCACGCATGACAATGTTTTCGTCTGGATGAACTGTGTTGTAAAACTTCACAAGCATTTTACAGCCGTATTCATGCCAATCTGTGTCGCCAATCACACGCTCTCGATGTATAAGTACACCTTCAGCATCATGAATGACGTTCACATGCCCATCTGGTCCAAGTCTACGCATATCGTACTCCTATGTATGTTTTATGAAAAAGAAGGAAAAACCCCCACACAACGAACAGGGGGTTTTTACTTTGTGGTAGTATTCAGAATGGAATGGCTTCGCCTTCTTTCACCTGAACTACCGCACGTGATTGCATCTCGTCTGTATACATCGGTTTACCAATGTCGCATTTGTCAAACTCTGGCAACTCGTTGTTACTAAAATACTGAGATACTGTTTTGCCGTACCTACCAGACGTTAACCAGTACTTCAACATTTTGATGTCACGTTCAGTTACCGAGATAACCTCACGTTCTACTCCAGGCTCATAACGACCTGCATAAACAACTTTCGGCTTAGTCATCCAGGCTAAGTTACGTGTACTGGACTTGTGACAAACCCATTTGCCATCGTCAAGTTTGCGAAACGTAACTGCACAACCCCAATCCTGTGGTTGTTCTGTGCCATCCTGTAGCTTCTTCTGAAAGCCAGCCTGAAAGTGCATGTGAAAGTAATTAGAATTACCAGCATCTAATTTCTCTACAGGTACATCCGCAGGCTCTTCCTGTAAGGACTGTGCGTAAATCTGTTCAGCCAGTTTTACCAAGTCCTTCTTTAACATGTCACCAAGACCATCAGTTTCCATGTCACCATTGACTGAGATATAGTTGACCAGTTCTGCTTTTAACATTTTGTTGATTTGCTTCGCCATATCGTTCCTTTTAGTTAGGCATTAGCATTACGTACTTCTCTACATAGCACATACACCTGTATGAACTACAAGAAGCACAAGTTTGACATTGCCTTTTATAGACAAGAGGACAAACCCTTTCATAAGAAAGAAGGGTTTGGACCTTGTTGAACGAGATAATGAAGTTTGCCGACTAAGAAACACACGGAGTTTGCAAGTGACATGACAACAAAGATTGTGACATGAGGAACGAATGGCACACATCTTGTGGTGGCAAGAACTTGCGCTTGTACTGTACAAAAGTAGTACAAATGTAGTGTTGTAAGCCGAGATAAACGCAACAATATCAATGCTATGCATTATTGTCTTGACTGTGACTTTAACCACTACTCTATAATAACTACTAAGCACTCTTGAACTGAATGATTCCATCACCAGTCATACGTGCTGTAAGTATAGGTAAGAACGAGTTAACATACCTGTTATGGTTAATTGTCTGGAAGTACGTTATCACTATCTAAACACATGACTGCATGTCTATATGTCTGCAATGAAATTGATAGCCGTACCCTGTACTGATATAAATCTCCGTAAGGGGTAGGGGGGTACAAAAGTAGCGTTGGTCTACTCTGTAGACCTTCCTTCTCTCTATTTTGGGAGTAATTAAGTAGTAATAGGAGATAGCAATGAGTAGTCCAGAATATAAAGTCAAACTTCACAATGTTCGTCAGAAACGGAATTACCCGAATCCTATACCTGCATCTAAAAGCACGAAGAAATCTTATAAGACAAATCTTCTTCTCACAAAGAAGGTTGCACCAAAAGTTCAGGATAAAGTCACAATCAATCGTCAAAACAGGTATAAGCAGTTCTTAAAAGAGACGATGCCACACACCAACTTAGAAATGGAGTTTAGGACTAAAGGTAAGCAGAAACTTCTTTCTGGTGGCAAGGCAGGTGGGATGAGCTATATTTTAAAAGAGATGAAGCGTAGACTCATGAAAGGAACACCTGGAACTTCTAATAAAACTTACTGATGTCTAAAGTAGCTTACGGAGATAGTGGCAAGGTAAAGTCACATCCAAGAAAAGACTATGAGATGCACTCTAAGCGCATGAAACAGCGCAAAGAGAGTCCTACATCTTCACAGTTGAGTTTTATGCCGATAGCTGAGAAGTTTACGTACTACAAGAAGAGATTCTTGAAATACCTTAACAGCAAAAAGGATTAACATGGATATTTTCGTAGACAGACGAACCAGAGCAGAACAGAGTTCTGTATTGGATCGATTGGGAAAAAGGTCAAAGAAGTACGGCACTAAATCTGTAATGGGTGATGACAACATATCTAGTGATATGCGTGATTTTATGCAGAAAGGTGGTGTAGAGCTTTTATCAGACAGAGCAAGAGGTAAAACAAACAACCAAGACTTACAAGCATCTGCATTAGAGTACAAAAAGACTTTTTCTACAGAAGAAAAGAATAAGTTAAATAAACTTGTGGGCAGAGAAGCAAGCAATGCCAAGGAAGCAGGGATACACATGGGTACACCATCCGAAGCAAACAAGCGTACACCTTCTGTAAACTTTTTACAGAGTAGTGCGTTTAAAAAACGACTTAGAAAAGCAAGCAAAAAATACTGATATGGCTGGACTTTACGAGAATATTCATAAAAAGCGTAAAAGAATCAAAGAAGGTTCTGGAGAAAAAATGCGTGATGCAGGAGATGAAGGTGCGCCTAGCAAAGAAGACTTTGATAAGTCTGAAAAAACAGCAAAACGTACCAAGATGATCAAAAAAAGGATGAGAAAAGCCTAATGATTACCGACAAACAGCAGAAATTTATAGAATTCTACTGCGAATCTGGTGATGCAGTACAATCTGCTGTTAATGCAGGTTACAAAAACTCCCATACTATAGTAAATCAAGCCTGGAAGCTGAAAAGAGAACTATCCAGAGAGATTTCTAAGCGTATGCAAGAGAAGTTTGTAGATAAAGCACCTGTAGCTTTTGGAACCTTAATAGAACTTATGAATAGTAGTGATTCTGATACTGTTCGTTTACAGGCATCTAAAGATATAATGGATCGTGGTGGATTTAAACCCAAAGACACGATGGTTATAGAAGAAGATGCCAAAACAATACCTGAACTAGAAGCAGAGTTACAAATGCTTGTAGGCAAAGACAAAGCAGATTTATTGTTAGGCAAAGCCAAAGTTAAAAGCAAAGAAGAACTTACCAAGATAGCACTCGCTACAAGTCAAGAAGGAGAATCTAGCCAGCATATTAACTAATGGCTACGATTAAAACTTCACAAATCAAAGCACAAAAACTTGCTGTACGTTTATCCCAGCAAGGTCTATTTCGTACCTACGCAGAAGCCTTTACCTTTGCTAAATCTGTATATGGTGAACTAAGAGAAGCTTTTACCAAAACAGAAGGCAGTCGTTTACAACAATACAAAAAAGCCTGGAACGTAGCCTCTGATAACTTTGTCAGTACCAAAGCAGGCCAAGTTAATCGTGCTAGAGGTAACGAGCAATTCCGTGTCTGGTTAGATGAACTTAAAAATGAACCTGACAACATTAAAAATGATCCTGAAATTAAACGTATGCAAGGTATTGCAGAAAGGAATACAGGATTTAAAGGAACTGCAAAACGTGTAAACCTTGGTAAAGGAACTGTACCTGCTAAAAACATAGATACTCTTCCAGAGCAACGGAAGCGTGACATGAGAGCGCAACAGTTTCAAAGGGAAGCAACTACAACTAAAACCGCAGGCTTAGGCCCCCAACAAGCCCCCAAGAATTTAGTAAAATCTCCAGAACAGCAATATCCTAGTACAACTCAAACTCCTTCCAATGCACCTTCTAAGCAAGGTGAAATGCTAAAAAGGGCAGACTTAACTAATCCTGCTGGAGTAGCCGAAACAAAATACGAAAAAGAGTTAATGGATGTTGCCAAGAAAGAAGGTAAAAAAGGACTACAGAAAAAACTAGAAGCAGACACAGGTGTTAAGCATTCTAAGAAATCTATAGGTGCAATCTGGAAAAAGTTTAGTCAAGCTCTTGAAGAGTTTGGTAAAAAAGGCACAGGGGTTCCTATTGGTGGGCCAAGTAGAGGTGGAGGACAGCCAACTAAGAATCTTACAGGCAACAAACTAGGAATCAACGACCACATCAAACTTTTATGAGCCTAGAAAAAACTGTAGAGATTCTTTCTAAGATCGATATACAAAAATCTACAAATAGGATCTTTTTTTACGAGCCTTACGGCTATCAGGTGGAATTCCACAAAGCCAAAGACATGACAGGCAAATTTGCTAGACAAAGGCTTCTCATGGCGGCCAACAAAGTAGGCAAAACCTATTGTGGTGCTTCTGAAGTAGCAATCCACTTATTAGGCGAGTATCCAGACGATTGGCAAGGACATCGTTTTGACAGACCTATAAAAGCATGGGTTGCTGGCAATACAACTGCCAATACTAGAGATATTGTACAAGCAGAGCTATTAGGAGAACCAGGAGATCCAGAAGATTGGGGTAAAGGCATGATTCCTAAAGATAGAATCCTGCAAACAGATCGAATGCCTGGTATTCCTAATGGTATTAGCGCAATTACAGTACGCCATAAGTCTGGTCGTAATTCTAAGCTTTGGTTTAAGTCTTATGAACAAGGCAAAGAACAATGGATGGGTAAAGCCGTAGATATAGTATGGCTAGACGAAGAACCGCCACAGGATATTTATTCACAGGGACTACGTGCTACGTTAAAAACCAGAGGTCTTATATTTATGACGTTTACGCCCGAAAAAGGCATGACCAACGTAGTTGCTCAATTTATGAATGATCTAAAGCCAGGACAACAGTTATACCATGCAAGCTGGGATGATGCGCCACACCTTGATGAAGAAGCAAAGCAAGAAATACTATCAGCACTTCCTCCGCATGAAAGACAAATGCGATCAAAGGGGATTCCTGTACTTGGTTCAGGATTGGTATTTCCTGTTGACGAAGAATCTATCAAAGTTCCTGCATTTTCACTTTCAAAGTATTGGCCTAAAATATGTGCCATCGACTTTGGTTGGGATCATCCGTTTGCTTGTGTTTGGGTTGCTTGGGATCGTGACTCTGATACTGCATACGTGTACGACATCTATTCTGTACGTGCTGAAACGCCTGTTACACACGCTCATGCAATCAAAACAAGAGGTGATAAGATACCTTGTGTTTGGCCTCATGATGGGATGCAACATGATAAAGGATCTGGGGAACCGCTTTCTAAACTATACAGGAAACTTGGCGTTAATATGCTTGGCAGTCATTTTTCTAATCCCGATGGTGGTAATAGCGTGGAGCCTGGAATTATGGAAATGCTTCAAAGAATGCAGTCAGGCAGGCTTAAAGTATTTGACCACTTATCGGATTGGTTTGCGGAAATGAGAATGTACCATCGTAAAGATGGAAAAATCATAAAAGAACGTGATGATATTATGTCTGCAACTAGATATGCAGTTATGTCTTTACGTTATGCTTCAGTTGGTGTAGATAAGAAAAGAGTTGACCATGCATACGGATCTCTGGATCATGAATACAATTTCTATGGTGTAGCAGACAATAGAAGTGAACCTTTTAAACCAATATCAGCAATAAGGTAACATGGAACATATTGATATTTTAAATGACCTAAGACCTTGGGATTGCGAACAATTTCCTAAATCTAAAAACATTTGTTTTGGTGGTGGAGGCGGTAATCCTATACAAAAAGTGCTAGATCCAGTAGCAAAAGGAGTTAGCAAAGTAGGTGGAGAAGTAACAGGTGGATTAACTCAAGGTATGGATGCTTTAGGTAAAGTTACAGAAATGACACCTAATATTCCTACACTTCCAACTCCTAATATTCCTACTCCAAACTTAGATTTTGTACATGAAGGAATAAGCCATAATATTGGCGAGTTTGGCAAAGGAATGAATGCTATTGGTGATGTTGTTATGCATAATGTAAAACAACTACAAAATATTGGTAACATTGGTAAAGGTGGTGGTGGTGGTGCAAGTGCTGGTGCTGGTGTTATGGGTCCAGCTTCAGGTGGTTTAGCAAGATTAGGTGCATCTAAACTGCAAATGAAAAAAGCAGGTATGGGACGAAGACAGACCTACTTGACTAAAGGCTAATGGACAATTTAAAGACATCTTTATTTGAATCTTTGAATAAAGAGTTAGCTTCTGTAAAAAACAACAGAAGAAATTGGGAAGAACAATGGCAAAGCATTGGGGATTTGATGTCGCCCAATCGTGGAGACTTTGTTGGCCTAAGAACTGTTGGTGAAAGAAGACGAGACAAAGTATTTGACTCTACGCCATTGCGTGCATTAACTAGATTTAGTTCAGGAATGCACAATTTGCTTACACCTTCTTCACAGCATTGGTTTGAAATAACTCTAAAAGATTCGATTTTAAGTCAAGATCAAGATGTCAAATTGTGGCTTGAAGAATGTACTCGACATGTAATTGAAGCATTTAACAGGCCACACAATAATTTCCATCCAAGTATGCACGAGTATCTTTTGGATCTTGGTGCATTTGGTACAGGTGTTATGTACATAAAAGACGTTCCAGCAGAAGGACCGCATTTTATGACATTTCCTTTGTATGACTGTTATTTAGCAAAAAATGAATTAGGGAGGGTTGACACTATTTATCGTGTATATGAACACACAGCAAAAGAACTTTTAGAAACTTGGGGTGATCAAGTTCCTGAAAAAGTGCAAAAAGCTAAAGAGAAAAACTCAATATACGATAAGTTTGCATGTTGTCATGTAGTCAAACCTACACACACATTTAAAGAACCACCGCAAAACAGGTTCCCTTTTACTAGCGTGTATTTTATGCCAGATGAAAAGGAAGTTTTAAGTATTGGTGGTTTTAATGAGTTCCCATTTGTATGCAGTAGATGGGAAAGAAACTCTCTAGAAACATACGGCAGAGGGCCAGGAGGCGAAGCTCTAGCTGATGTTAAAATGCTTAATGAGATGGAAAAAACCTATCTTAAAGCATTACAGAAAATGGTAGATCCACCATTGATGGTTCCTGATGATGGTTTTATAAACCCTGTAAGGACAACGCCAGGAGGCTTGAACTACTATAGAACTGGTTTAAGTAAAGACGAACGCATATTTCCTTTGCCAGCAATGCAAAGATTGGATTATGCAGAAAACAAAATGGGACAGGTAAGGCAATCTATAGAGAAAGCATTTTATTTAGACATGATGGAATTGCCTGGACCTACAGCACAAGATGGCGATGTTTTGAGGTTTACAGCAACGGAAATACAAGCTAGACAAAGAGATAGGATGCAAATCCTTGGTCCTTTGGTATCTAGGCAAGAAATAGAGTTGTTAGGACCAATGATAGAAAGAACTGTCAATATTATGATGCAAAACAATATGTTGCCACAACCACCTGACATATTGTTAGAACAAAAAGAATTTAAGATTGAATACAGGAATCCTATTTCTATAGCAATGCGTGGATACGAGTTAAACAGCATATCGCAGTTAGTGCAGTTTCTTGCACCAATGGCGCAGATCGATCCAACTGTATTACGCAGGCTTAATATTTCAAGAATTGCAGAACTTGGGGCTGAAATCCTGAGAACACCACCATCTGTCATAAAAGATGAAGCACAATTTAATGCTGAACAAGAAGCAGAACAGCAACAACAAATGATGATGGCACAACTGCAACAAGGGCAAATAGTAGCAGGAATTGATGAAACATCAGCAAGCGCAGAAGCTAAACGAGCGCAAGCATCAGCTACAATAGCAGGTGCTTAATAATAAAGAAAAACGTAGAAGGGCTACGTACAAAGAAATTTTTTCTACTGATGCAGGACAAGAAGTTCTTGACGATTTAATGAAGTCAAATTATTTTTTTACTAGCACACAGACAAGCGACCCTTATGAAAGTGCTTTTAATGAAGGTCGTAGGTCTGTTATTTTAGCAATTTTAAACTATGTATCTTTGGATGTTAATAAGATACAGCAACGTATGAAGGATAGTTATGAGCGAGGAAGCAGTAGCGACTTCGACAACTTCTGAAGCTGGTTCTTACGAATCAGGATCAGAACCCGCAAGTCCGTCTTCTATTATTAGTGGTGGTGATTATAATTCACCAAACTTACATTTCGATCCGCAGAATTTACCTGACGGATTAGCGCACGAACCATCCCTACAGAACTTTGATTCTGTAGACAAGTTGGCTAAATCGTATACTCATCTTGTAAAAAAGATGGGTGTTCCTGCTGAACAGCTACTTCGGTTGCCAGGAGCAGGAGAACCAATGGATGATGTCTACAATGCTTTAGGTAGACCTGAAACTCATGAGCATTATGATATGAGTGATTATGCTCCTGAAAGTACGGAAAACTTTAGGCAACTAGCACATGAAATTGGTTTAAACAATGATCAGGCTAATACTTTGTTTAATGCTTATATGGATTCTATTGCTGGACAAGAAGAATCAGAGTCAGAAGCATTTGATCAGTTTGAAGTTGAAAACACACAAGCCCTGCAAAAAGAGTGGGGTGGTGATTTTGACAAAAACGTAGAATTAGCCAGACGAGCGTTCATGAATTTTGCTACTCCTGAAGCAGTAGAAATCATGGAACAAACAGGATTGGGCAACCACCCAGAAATCCTGAAAGTGTTCAGTCGAGTAGGTGAACTATTACAAGAGGATTCAGTTCTTCCAGGTTCTAGCACACCTATTCTTGGGGGTATGAACCCTGCACAAGCCCAACAAAGTATTGATGCTAAAATGTCAGATCCTAACTTTCGTAACGCATATTTGGACCAATATAATCCAGGTCATGCTGATGCGGTTAGAGAAATGACAAAACTGCATGAATATATAGGGTGATTCGGACCCAATAGGATAATCCGTAGCAACTTAAACATATAATCAAAGCGGAACTATGTCAGTACACGTAACTACTTCTTTTGTGAAGCAGTTTTCCGCAAATGTCCAACTTCTCGTCCAACAGATGGGAAGTAGGCTACGGAATTCTGTCACATTAGAAACAGGCAAGGTCGGTGAAGAAGTCTTCATGGATCGTATTGAATCAGTCGCGGCTCAGAGAGTTACATCTCGTCATGCTGATTCACCATTGTTAAACACACCACATGATCGAAGGAAAGTAACTCCTTCTGATTTTGATTGGGGTGATATGATAGATAATCCTGACAAACTCAGGATGCTAATTGACCCTGCATCTGCATATAGTGCAAACGCATCTATGGCATTAGGTAGGGCAATGGATGAAACTATTATCAGCGCATTAGTAGGAAATGCATACGGAGATGCTTCTGATGGCACTTCTTCTGCAAATACTGCTGTTGCACTACCTGCTGGTCAAAAAGTTGCTATCAACGACATTAGTTTTGACGTTGACGGAAACTCAGCAGGTAACTATGGATTAACTGTAGGTAAATTAATACATGCACGTAAAATCCTTGGTGCAAATGATGCTGATGATTACGATGTAAATGGGAACAGCAACTTGTTTTTAATTGTCAACTCTGCACAGTTAAGTAATTTGCTGAAATCTACCAAAGTCAATAGTGCTGACTTCAATGAAGTTCGTGCATTGGTTGCAGGTGATTTAACCCAATACATGGGATTTAACATCATCCGGACTGAATTGATTCCCAGAAAAGGGGGAACACATACATCTGGTTCATTTACCTATGATCCTACTGCACAGGAAAATAGTGGTGATCCCGATCATTGTGTTGCTTTTCACAGGCGAGGAATTGGCCTCTGCATTTGGGAAGACATCGTAGCTAGAATTTCTGAACGACCCGACAAGCGTTTCAGCCAATACATCTATTACAGGATGACATTGGGTGCAACTCGCTTGGAAGAAAAGCGAGTCGTACAGATTTCCTGCCTTCAATAATTAAGAAAGGAGATCGAATATGGCTACAACTTATGCTGTTAATAAGCGAAAAAGTGTTGAATCCATCACTAATCCGAGAATCATGTCTAATGTTGCGGAACAAGGTGGACGACTTCGTGTTATGTATGACACATACGAAGCAGATGGTAACACTTCTACTGATAACACAGGTGCTAATGGTACTGTTGTTGTTATTGGTACATTGCCTAAAGGTGCAAGAATCTGGAATATTATGGTTCAAGCAGATGCTTTAGGTAGTAGTGTTACTTTAAGTGCTGGGTATGATGCTCACACAAACAGCGACACAGATGCTTCTGTATCTCAAGATCTAGTTGCTTTTTCTGGAGCAACTGCAATGAATACTGCTAAAAAAGTATTTAATACTGCTTGGGATAGTCACACAGCACAAAGTATAGATAACACAGGATTTGAGTGTGTTGATAAAAATGGAACCAGCATTATCATTGATATTGATGGCGCACATGCAACTGGCACAATTAAAACTGCAATTTTCTATACTGTAGATTGATCCTCATCGGGGGCTTCGGCCCCCACCACACATAAATAAGAAATGGGTGATTGGCAAAATAAATCAGGTAAGAATCCTAAAGGTGGATTGAATGAAGCTGGCAGGAAATCTTATGAACGTGAAAATCCAGGTAGTGATCTTAAAGCACCTGTAAAAAGTGGAGACAATCCACGCAGAGCTAGTTTTCTTTCTAGGATGGGAAATATGGCTGGACCAGAATTTAAAGATGGCAAGCCTACACGTTTGCTTTTATCTTTACGTGCTTGGGGTGCTAGTTCTAAAGCTGATGCAAGAGCTAAAGGTAAAAACATTTCTGCACGTAATAAAAATAAAAAGAAAAAGTCTTTAATTACTAAAACTGCTTAAACATGTCTAATACTGCTGTACAGATTGCTAACATTGCACTTAACAACTTAGGCGATAAGACAATATCTGCATTTACTGACAACAATGCACAAGCATTTGCAGTTAAAGACAGGCTTACAGATGTTATAAACTCTGTATTACGAGCGCATCCTTGGAACTGTATGACAAAAAGATACAATTGCCCAAGGTTAGCTGTAACTCCTGTATTTGCATACGACTATGCTTACAGTCTGCCTGTAGATTCTTTGCGTGTTTTGTCTTTAAAAGAAGAAGAAGAATTTGATTATAAGTGGAAAATAGAAATTGTTACGTCAAGTGGACAAGACATAAAAGCACTTATTAGCAACTCTTCTACAGCAAATATACGTTACATTAAAAAATACATAGGCAATCAAAGTCACGACAATGATACCAACACGTTAGAGCTATTTGATCCGCTTTTAGTACATGCATGTGGAATGGCTTTAGCAGGTGAAGTGGCTATGGATCTAACTGGTCAATCCCAGCTTAGAGATTTAATGTTAGGTAAATACCAAACATTACTATCAGAAGCTAGGAGCATAAACGGACAGGAAGGAACTGCTGATGTTATTGAGTCTAACGAATGGATTGATTCTAGGACTAGATACTCATCTGGTTGGTTCAAGCCTTTTTCTTCTACTACGGCTAGTGGTGTCTCTTAATGCGAGAAACATTCACTCAAACCAACTGGTTTGGTGGTCAGATTGCAGAGCAACGTCACGGCAACGCAACTGACGAGTTATACCTATCCTCTTCAGCTACTATTGAAAACTTAGTAGTTCGACCTACAGGTAGTCTTACACGTAGACCAGGAACAAAATTCGTATCACGTACTGATGGAAACAGTTCGTTAGGCAACGAAAACAAAACTGTTCGATTAGTGCCATTTGTGTTTGGACATGAAAGTGCAAACAACTATGTCCTTGAATTTGGTAATAGTGAAACATCTGTTACTGCAAATAATACTAGCAATGTTTTTACGGCTACAGGTCATGGTTTAACTAATGGAGATATAATAAGATTTACAGCAACATCATTGCCTGACAATTCAGGAGGCACAGATGGTATAACTGCTGATACTGATTATTATGTAAGAGATGAAACAGCAAATACTTTTAAAGTTGCAACAAGCATATCTACGGAAACAGTTGGAACTGCAACAACTTTTGGTAGCAATGGATCAAATATAAAATTTCACGTTGCATATATAAAATATTATAAATCTGGTGCTACTTTAGGTGGAGAAACAAATGGCGGTATTACACAAACAAATCATTTGAGAATTACTGGTACTCCTTATAATTCAAATGAAAAGTTAGATAACTTACAGTTTGTTCAATCTGCCGACATTTTGTTTTTGGTAAGTCCCAAAGTTCCACCATATAAACTATCTAGGTCATTTGGTACAGATGATGGAACATGGAGAACAAGTGATGGATACATTTGGACTTTAGACGACTTCCCTTATAAAGATGGACCATATTTAGGACAGCAAGAAGATTCTTTAGCAGGAACATCGGATACTGTATTAACCATAAGTGGTGGAACTGCAGTTACAACGCACACAGCATCAACTGGTAAGGCATTTATTAATGAAAATTTTGGTGGAGCAACACAACAATTTGCTAAAAATGGTGCTTATGTAGACTATGAAGGAAACATAGCTTCTTTGTCATTTTTCCAAGTAAAGAATCATGGCTTGCAAGAAGGCATGAAAATAACATTGTCTGGAGGCAACGGTTCTGCTTCATCTCATGTACCAAGAGATGGGAATTGGATTGTAAGAAACCCAACAGCAAATACATTTCAAATAGCAACTACAGCAACAGCAGATATTTCTGAATTTAGCACAACAGGAAGTCCTGCAAAAATCACAACAGAAGGTGCAGAAAAACATAAAGTATTTGCACAATATTTTGCTAAAAATACGACTCTTACTCTTACTGCAAAAGATAAAGATGGTGGTGCTGTCAATATTTTTAAATCAGCATATGTAGGCAGGCAGTTCAGGATTTCTCTTTTAAAGAAAGGTCAAATATTTTGGGTTTGGGGTACATTAGGAACTATATCTAGCTCTACAGGTCAAAACACAGCAGTCTTAACCCTTAAAGTAGATTGTCCTGTTGTTGATGATTTAGATGGTATAACTAGCTGGAAATTTGGTGAATGGTACGAAGATCAATATCCACACCATGTAGCTATATTCCAACAGCGTATGGTATTTGCTAGAAACACACGTAGCCCACAAACTGTATGGTTTTCTAATACTGGTGATTTTGAAAACTTTGCGCCATCAGAACAATTAGGATCTGCTACAGGGCAATCAACTGCAACTGGTGCATCTATTATTGGAGATCAAATTCTTGCTACAAATGGTATGACATTTACATTTGATTCAGGAACTATTGATGAAATCCAATGGTTGATAGCACAGCAAAAATTAGTAGCAGGATCAACTGGTGGTATTTATGCAGTATATGGTTCTGAACAAGATTTAACGATTACTCCGTTTAACTTTACTATTAAACGAGAAAGCACACAGCCTGCACAAACAAACTCTAACGCAATACCATACGACAACAACATACTGTTTATTCAGGGTACTGGTAAAAAGATACGTTTGATTACATACGGAGACATATCATCGTCTGCAACTTCTGCGGATATGACGTTTAGAGCTACAGATATATTGCTGAATCAAGCAGTTCAAGTTGTAGAAACAGACATTCCTAATTTTCTTAGTTGGTTTAGGCTTAAAGATGGCACGTTAGTTGGTCTTACTTACATACCTCAACAAGAAACTATAGCTTGGCATCAGCACAAGATTGGTGGTGACTACAGTTATACAAATACGAGAGGGGGTGATCCTACTGGAAATTTGGCATCTGATAAAAGTCATGCAGTTGTTTTAGATATGTGTACTATACCATCATCAACACGTGATCAATTATGGATGCTAGTACGAAGAACTATACCTGTTGCTGACAGTAGTAATTCTCACAGAATTATAGAGTCAGTAGAAGTCATGGAAGATTGGATGACTACAGAAACTATTGCTGATTCTAAATACCTTGATGGACATGTAACACACACAGGAACTAATGTTGCTTCTGGAGAACTAGATCATCTAGAAGGTGAGACTGTAGGAATATTGTCTGATGGATCTGTTTTAAATGATCAGGTAGTTAACAATAGTGGTCAACTAACAACTAGCATTACATCTGCCATTACAATTATTGCAGGTAAAAGATTTACGTCTAAACTTATAACTTTACCTATATCAGTAGGTCCAGGTGGCAGAATACGTATAGGTAACAAAAAACGAATACACAGAGTATTTGTAAAAATACACAAAACACCAAATTTTAAGTTTGCTGTATTTGCAACAGATGAAAGCAACATTTTTGATGAATCAAGATTAACAGAACTTGTAACTAGAACTATTGCAAATGAATATGGTGAAGCACCTTTTTTAGCATCTGAAACAAAAGAGCTTGTACCAAGAACTCAAGGTTTTACAGATGGTCAATTTATAATACAGCAGGCAGATCCAATGCCTATGAATCTACTTGCGTATGAAGTAGACTTTGAAACAAATGATAACTGATATACAGATATTTCCAATTGATACAGAAGAAATGAGAACACAAGTGTATCAAGAAGCTTATAATGATGGTAACAGACATCCGTTTTTGCCTACTCATGTTGTTATGAGAAATGGCGAAATAGTAGGAGCATTTTCTACATGGAGTCCAACATCATACTGGTGGATGCATACACAAAAGATGCGTGTTAGGGATTCTAAGCTTGTATTTCAAGGAATGGATACGTTAATGAGGCAACAAGGTACACCTAAATACATTATGCCATGTGAACCAGAATCATCATTTTATTCTTTGTTACAGAATAGATGTGATGTCCATCCTGGTTCTGATGGTGGAGATTGGACTCTTTTTATAAATAAAGATTAATGGACCCTATAACTGTTGGATTAGTAATTGGGGGTATTAAAGGTCTTGCTGGTGCTTTTGGTACAAGCAGACAAATTGACAATGAAGTTTATGCAATGGAGCGTAAGCGTGATGCTTTACGCAAACAAGGCAGAGAAATTAAAGGCCAGTTTCATAGAAAAGCCATACAAGCTCAATTGTTTGGTGACTATGAACAAACACGCATAGACAGAATACAAAAATTTAAAACTTCACAAAAGAAAGCAGTATCAGCAAGTCGTGGTGCATCTTTAGGAAGTGGTACGCCTTACAATGTAATACTTAGTCAGCAAGCAGAAAACAAAGCCAATATAGACATGCATTCTTATAAAGTTACTACGCAGACAAATAATTTAAGAGATGAAGGCCAAAGACAATATGATGGCTTGCACGCACAAGCTGAAGGTTTGCAAGATCAAATACATAGAACGCATAGTCAAAGAAATGAAAGAATGTTTACATCATTTCTTACAGGTGGAGTTGGAGGTTTTGGTAGTGGCATGAATATGGCTAACTCTTACAATACAGCATATCCTGGCACATCAAGTCCATATAGTTCATCAGGTCAAGATTACGTAGAAAGTGGAAGATAATGTCTGTACTTAATCCATTTTTTAGACAGCAAACGCAAAATCCTGGAGGCATATCTACGTCACCAAAGCCTATAGTTGATAACTTTAGTGATGACATGAGAATAAAAAACGCAATTATAGACGAGCAAATGAAGGCTATAGATTTGTCTGTAGATGCGTATGCAAGTTTTGTTAATGCTAAAGCTCAAATAAAAGAAGATGAAAGAAGCATAGCTCTAAAAAAAGCATCTAACGATATACTTGGCGATGCTAATACAATACTTCAGGGTTATGGTCAGAATAAACAATTTGAAGTCCAAGGTCATAGCGTTGATCCAGGTGAAAAAGGTTTTCACACTTATGAAGGTTTTGCAGATGATAAAACTGCAATGGAGTCTGCTATTGTACATAACTTAAAGCAAAAGTACAACCCTGAAGGCGACAAAAGATTAACTGATCTTATAGAAATACAAACTAAAAGCGCACTAGCACAGACATTTGCCGATGCTGAAAAGTCTATTGTTAGAAATATAAATGATGAAGTGTTGGCTAATTTGATGATGGATGGTCAACAAGCATTAGACGTTTTAATTAAGAATGGAGATTTTAGCCAAATAGAAAATGTTGACAATTTAATAGATGCAAAACAAAACAACGGATCTATTACTTATGGGAAAGCACTAGAATTTAAACGCAAATGGAGAAAAGAAGCTTGGACTGCGGTTGCTTTAAATTTAACTAGAGCAGGTAGCACCAACGAAGATAAAGCAAAATATCTGCAAATGTTTGGTAATGCTTTAAAATCTAAACTTCCTGGCAAAAAATCAGATCAAGATCCTGCATCAAAACAATTTTTTCAGCATTTTAGCATTACTGATTTGCTAAATATTAATCAGTCTGTTGGAGCAGGTGCATATTCTCCTGAAAAAGCCATACAGGAAGCTACGTTGTTTCAAATGTTTGCTGAAGATCCACTAGAAACTACAAAACTTTTTAACACTACTTTTGAATGGAGAAGAGAAAAAGCAGGAAATAATAAAGGAAAACCTAATGCTTTTTCTATGGTTCCTGCATCTGGTCATTCATACGAAATGAAAACAGTGCCAAAAGGCAAAGGAATAGGAACGCTTGGCAATATGAATGAATTAATGTCATCAGCAGAAACAGAGGAAGATAGAGATTTAATTAAAGCAAATTTTGCAGAAGAAGCAACATGGCCTGCTGAAAAAAGAATACGTGTACGTGTTCCGTTAACAGAAGAAGATCATGTACGTCAAATAGAAGCTAAACTAAACGAATTACAACTTACGTTTTTAGATCCACAAGACGTTTTAACAAAAATAAAAAAATATGGAGATTCTAGATTAAAAGAAGATAAATCAAATTGGGTTGCAGGGTCATTTGAAAAAAATAAATCAACTTTGTATAACTCAATTCAGCAAATGGTTGAAGGCTGGCGTTTAGTTCTTGGTGATAATGATGGTGTGTCTGCATTATCAATTGAAACAAGATTTGATAATCCAGAACTTCCATGGAATGACGAAGAAACTACAGCTTATGATGTTTGGAAAATAAACGATGAACGTGTACTTGATTTAAGAAACCAAGTAGAAATAGTTCATAATATTTTAAAAGATGCACAAACTTTTTATTTAGATTTAAAAAACGGAATCTACAGTAAACGAGATCAAGCATCAGAATTAAGAAAAAGGCGTGAAGCTTTAAAACAAAGAGTTGTTGATATTCCTACTCTAATAAATTCTGGTGACGAACAAGGTTTAAGAACAATAGGAAATAATTTAAGCGAAAGACTTTTACAAACAATTTACAATCAAAAACATAAAGCTTTGTTAAATCAATCAGATACAGGTCCAACAACTCTTGATTTAATAAGAGAAAAACAAAAAAAAGGTGGTGGTACAGTAGAAGAAATTCATAAAAGATCAGTTATAGAATCCTTAAAAGATTAATTATGAAAAGAATACAAGGTCGAAATCTTATAGGAAATGACCCTGAATTGCATGCATATTTAAAAGGCTTAGATCCTTTTGAAAAAGCAAATTTTTTTAAAATGTATTTAGAAGATAAAGAAGTGCCAGGATCAGGTTGGGCTATGTATTCTGAACAAGTTAGAGTAGGTAGGCAACTTGGTTTGTTGACTTATGAAGATGATTTTTTTGCACAAAGAGCATTGCCAGGAGGTAAAAGTTTTATACCTTTTGAAACTGTTACTAGAAACAACAAACATGGCATACCAGTATATGACCCAAACAATACAACAAAAATAAATGTAGGTTTGCCTGTACCTTCTTTAAGTGAAAGCGCAGTAAAACCAATGCGAAGTGCTTATGCTAAAAACATAGCATCATTAGAAAAAGAAGTTACTGATTTAGGATTAGATTTGAGTGAAATACAAAAAGCTAGTCAAGATGCATGGACGTTAGTAGCACCAACATTTAAATTACTAGAAGGTTATGAGCAAGGAGCCATTGATTCAGGTGAGTCTATAAATGCATCTCATAAAAGATTTTTATCTAAATATGCTTTATCAAAAGCAATAGCATTAAATGGTACACCAGATAGTCAAAAGCTAATTGATGATTTGTACTTAGGCACAAATTGGATAGTCAATATACCTGGAATGCCAGGTCTGAAAAGAATGATACCTAAAAACATTCCTTTTCAATTTGCATCAGATTTAACAAGTACAGATATTGAGTATTTTATAAATGCATGGCACAAGCATGGAGTTGAATACAAAGATTATATTAAAAGCAAAATCAAACAAGATGATGGAAATGTAAATGTATATGTAGATGTTTCACAAACTGGTGCTGGCTTGTCGTATTTTTTTGCTATGAATGGGTCATTAGTAGGAGAAGAAGATCCAAGCACACTTATTACATGGACAGAATTTGGCGATTGGATGGAAAGAAAATACAAATTTGCCATGTTGAGTGAAGTTGAAAACTGGTTTAGGAAAAAAGATCCAGGCGATCCTAGACGAGTCATGGGCATATACAACAAAAACAGATATGAAAAACTTGTCGATATTATTAGAGATTTTGAAGATGCCCTTGAAAACAACCCTGATCAAGTAGTTTTGAACAGATCGTGGGTTGATAATATGTTTTATGACAGTGCTAATAGTTTTATGAGCCTTAATAGAAGTCCTGTCAATTTAAGCGACATGCGACAATATGGTGATTTTAGCGGTGAATGGAATTGGTTTCTATCTGCACTAGATCAAAGAACAGAAATAGGTGCTATAGAATATGAAGTCTTAAAAGATTTGCTAACTAAAGTGTCTTCCAAAACACCGCCAAAAGAATTTGATGCAATACTTGAATCTGAAATGCAAAAATACTTTTTACAAGAAAAAGATTGGTGGGATACGTTAAAATCCAAAAATGCAATGTTTGGTCAGTATGCAAGTAGCGTTATCAACGCTATGAACAGAAGTGGCGACAAAAATAAAGTGCCTAAAAAATACAGACAAGATCCTAATTAATGATTGTAAGTCCATTAGGTAAACAAGATTCGCAACATTTAAACTCTATAATACAGAGTTACGTTCCAAGCAATAGTATGTTGTTTTCTGAGTCTATGATGTATGGACTTAGAACTATGTGGTGGCAGGAATTAGTAGATGAAGTTAGGTTTGATACAGAATCACAAGGTAATGTAATAGCACAAGAAACTTTTAAAGAGCATCCTAATTACAGACAAGGCATTGATTACTTTGAAGGCATGACTGAAGGTCAATTAGAAGTGCTTGCAGAAAACCATGATCGTAATATGCATTATGCACAGTTAACACAGAATGTGAGTTTGTTTTCTGGCAAAGGCGCAACGATGTTTGGTGGTATGTTGGTAGGTGCTTTGCCTGATCCTTTAAATTTTATTCCATTTTTAGGTGTGTCACAGCGTTTAGTTAAAGGTGCAGGTTTGTTAAAAAACATTAAAACAGCATCTCAAGCGTTTAAAAGAACTCGCACACCACAATCTGCATTAAGCAGAACATTGACAGACATTGCAGATCCTATGATTGGTGCAGGTATTGCCAACATTGCAATATCTGATAAAAGGTCTAAATTCCAAGAAGAGCATGATGCTAAAATGGTCATGATGGATTTAGCTATAGGTGCAGGCATTGGTCTTGGAATAACTGGATTTAAAACTGTTAAAGCTAAGTTGGCTAAAGTTTCCGCTGAAAGACATGCAGAACGTATAGCTATGGGAATGGAACAGCTAGAAGCTGGTGAGTCATTAAATTTAGCACCACATCCATTGAAAGGCATAAATTACAATAACGCTCCTGACACAGTAATGAATACTCCTAATGGTACTGTATATTCTAATGCTGTTGTAAGAGTGTTAGACGACAATTACTTAAATGTAGATAGCCTTACAGTCAACTCTGCTGACAATACAGATAATATACTTACAGAGTCATTAGAAACTGCTAATGCTATGGGTTACAAAGGATTGTTTATCAAAGATTCAATGGTAAATGATCTAATACCAAGTGATGGAGGCGAAGTTATACTGTCAGAAATGGGAGATTCTAGGATACAGATAGAACGTATTGAAGAATCTGGTGGTGTAATAATTACTGATACTCTTACTGAAGCAGATGGAGTGTCATGGGAATATGTCGATACCAATAACCAATGGGCATACAATGAATCAGCTAATGTTGTTGCAGAAAGCATTCAAGATAGAATACGAGAAAGCATCGGAGAGTTTGCTGAAGTTTCTAGTGTGGTTAAAAGATCGATTGACGAAATTGGTCAAGCCAGCAAGACAATTACAGAAACCGTGAACAAAGTAGGTCAACGTATTGTAGATGCGTCAAACTGTATAATTAAGAATGGCTGAGTTTAATATATGTGAATCCATGCTGGTTCAAAGGCATGGAATGTCACAAAAAGATGCACAAAAGCTTCTTACTGATTTAAAGCGTGGTGTAAGTCCTGAAAGGATACAGGATCGTGCAATGCGTGTTCGTGCAATGGCTGACTTTACTGCCATGCAAAGAGCTAACGCAGATGCACTAAACATGTCTGCTTACGAAAACATTCGTAATTTTATATTTGACCAAGGTGATACTACAGAACCAATGTCAGCTTTTAAAAGATTTATGTCATATATGACAGGATCTACCCATGAAGGCAGAACATTGAACTCTGTTGCATCTGCACAAATGTCTAGGATTGCAGGTGTTATGGGTAGGATTGAAGTTAATTGGATGCGTGAATCAGGACTTACAAGAACACAAGCACACAAATTACTACGTGATGAATCCTTTGGTAAAATGGTTGTACGTGAGTTGTATCCATATAATGGACAGCAAAAAACTGGAAACACGTATGCACACAAACTAGCAAAGCATATTGCCAAAGAAAAAGAACGTGTAGTCAAAGAAGCCAATCTTGCAGGTGCTTCAATCGCTTACAACGAAAAGCATGTTACTACGCAGTATCACGATAAAACAAAGATGCTTCAATACGGTCCTACGTTTGAAGATGCTAAAGCAAATTGGGTTCGTGTAGTGTCAAGAATGATTGATCAAGAACAAATGATTAATCCTCACGCAAATACTGAAGATGTATTAGGAGATATATTTGATCATATAACTACTGATCCAGATGGCATGAGTGAAAATTTTAGTTTAAGTGAAGTCATGTCACAGCAAAGATCATTGGTTTTTAGCAATGCAGATAAGTGGTTGGAATACAATAAGTTGTTTGGGCATGAAGATCCTATGCAAGCAATACTGCAAGGATTAGAAATGCAGAGTGATAGAACTGTACTTATGCAAAGAATGGGTACAGATCCAGAAATGGTTTATAAAAAGATTGTTGGTGATTTAAGAACAGCTTATTTAGAAAGACAAACACCTGGTAAGTTTTTTGATCCTGGTGAAATGGAAGCGTTGGATTTCTTTGTAACACAAGGCTATGACGAAAATGCGTTGCTTGCTAGATTTAATCAAATAAATGGACAAGCACATATTGTTGGAAATCCTACTATTGCCAAGTTTTCAGCAATGGCTACAAACTTTCATATTATTACTAAAATGGGTAAAGCAATGCTTGCCAGTTTTAGTGATGTATTATTACAAGCAATGAACTTGAACTACCAAGGACAAGGATTCTTGCAGTCTTATTACAACGTGTTTAAGCAAATGAAACGCACGTTTCCTGTAGTTCGTGACACAATGCCTGTATCTGAAAGAGATATGTTTGCAATGCTAGGCATTGGAATAGAAGGAATTATAGGATCTACAGTATCAAGGTACATTCCTGTTGACTCATTTCCAGGTAAGTTTTCCAAGTTAGCGGATTCTATGTTTTTCTGGAATGGCTTAAATATGTGGACAAATGCTAGTCGTGAAGCACACGCACGTAACATATCTAATTGGTTGGCACGTAATGCAACGTCTTCATGGTCAGGATTAAATGCTGATTTAAAACGTGCATTAAAAATGTATGGTATCGACAGCAAAGATTGGGAAGTTATAAGCAAACATGGCGTGTACGATATAGATCATGTAGATCCACTTGATAACGCTATTAGCAATAGGATGCAGTATGTAACTCCTGACAAAATAAGAAGATCGTCACGTAGTAAACGTGCAGAAGCAGTTGCTAAAAAACTAGAAATATATTTTGTACAAGAATCTAGGTTAGGTGTTCCACAAGTAGGTGCAGACGATAAAGCTTGGATGATGAGAACAGTTAAACGTGGATCATATCCATCTGCATTACTAGAACAGTTTTGGCTTTTTAGAAGTTTTGGTGTAGCAATAGCTAGACAAATGTATCCTAGAATGAAACAAATGGGTATTGGTGCTACTTTACAGCACTTGACACCTGCAATTGTGTTGGGTTACGCTTCATTATCAGCAAAAGCTTTAGCTCAAGGTAAAGAACCACCTGATCCTATGGATGCTGGCGTAGTTGCTAAATCATTTATGCAATCAGGAATCCCTGGATTAGCTGGTGATCTTATCTACAGCAACTTTACACAATACAATTCTGACATTATAGACTTTGCATTTGGTCCTACTGGTGGCACGATGAAAGATGCAGTACAGGTATTTAGAGGATTAATACAAGGTGACAATGAAGCATCTAAAGCTTGGGGTGCAATATCAAACAACCTGCCTTTTGCTAATCTTTTTTACTTGGAACCTATTGTAAATTATGGTTTTTTATACCACATGCAAGAAGCAGTAAATCCTGGTTATCTTGAAAGAATGGAAAGAGCAGTTGAAAATTTACAAAAAACAGATTATATAGAAACATTCAGACCTTCTACCATGTATCAGTAATATGGCTGTAACATCTACAACAACACGACATAGCTTTACAGGAACAGGATCATCTTATTCTTCTGGTGGTACTCCTGTAGGCCAAGGTCCATTTTCTATCAATTTTGTAATTATTGATGCTACACACATACAAGTGTACTGGACTAAAGGTTCAAGCACTAATGGAACTCCCATATCTAGCGGTGATTTTACTTCTGGATCATCAGGTTATCTTGTAAAAGATGTTCATTATACTGTTCAAAATGCAGGATCGGGATCAAATGCATCTATAACTTGGGTTGAATCAGGGTTTACAGTTAGTAGTACCGTTATATTTCCTACTTCTAACGACACTATTGTTATAACTAGAAATGTACCGCTAACACAGATTACAAACTATCAGAACAATGCTTCTATTGATGCTGAAACAATTGAACAAAGCTTTGACAAACTTACTCAAACTGCACAACAGCTTGATGATGGCAAAGACTATTCATTTAAATTTGCTTCTACATTAACAGGTGCAACAGGGTTTAACAGTAATGCTGAAACAGCAGGTACATTAAATGTTGCAAAAGCTGATAGAATTTCTAAAGCATTAAAATTTGATACCAATGGAGATATTGGTGTATCTACGTTTGACCCCGATACATTTGCTAGTAGTGCAGAATCAAGTGCAACAAGTGCATCAGCTTCGGCAACATTAGCAGGCAACTATGCTGTTAAAATAAATGGTGTTGTAACTGGATCTGATTATTCATCTAAAGCTTGGGCTATAGGTGGAACTGGAGTTACTGATACATCAAGTGCTGGTGCATCTAAAGAATGGGCAACTGAAACTGCAAGTTCTGTTGACACAAGCGAATACTCTGCAAAAGAATATGCAGTAGGAACACAACGTAGAGGACAAGCAAATGGTGGTTCTGCAAAAGATTGGGCAACATATACATCAGGAACAGTAGATAATTCAGAACATTCTGCAAAAAAATATGCTAGTGATGCTAGTACATCAGCAACAGAATCAGCTAATTCAGCAACAGCTTCTCAAGCAAACTCAATCGTCTTCGCAATCGCTCTGGGGTAGTCTATGGCAAAATTTGTAACTAGAAAATCAGCACTCGGACAAACATCAATTGGGAATCATGGAACATCTTCTCAAATTGGTGCAGATCTTAGTGCAGTAACAACTGACAAAGGCCACGTTGTTATAGGATTAAATATAGCAAACGTGCATACGGCTACAGTTACAGTCGATATTGCTATTGTTGCATCAGATAACAGCAAGATTCATATTTGTAAAAGCACTTCAATTCCAGTAGGAGGTAACCTCGATCTTGTTGATGGAAAGATTGTTATTACAGATACATCAGAAATACATGGTGCTTGTTCTGTAGCAAACAAAGCAGAAGTCATAGTTTCAGTATTGGAGAACGCATGAAAAGACAAGGAACTGGTTCTATTGCTCAAGGTGATTTTACTACAGTTAATCATGATGATTCTGGTGTTACAGGCCATGTGTCGTCAACTGTATCAGGATTGTTAAGAAACCCTGCAACAATTAACTCTGCTGTAACTATAAGTGCAGATGAAAATGCGGTAATGGCTGGGCCAGTT